TGCTCTTTGTATGTTTGCAAACTGACCTGCGATTTGTGGAAATTGGTTTAAAGCTTTCGACAACTGTGTGAACGCGTTCTCTTTAGGTGTCGTTTTAACTTGGACCCCGTATTGACCCCCTTGTTGGACAGTGGGTCGTAAGGATATCTGCCCGATATTAGCATCAACTACTTCCCTTTTCTGTTGGGATAAAGCCTCTTTAAGTTCTTCGTTTGTCATTAGTAGTCTTTCTTAGGGTTTAGACGGGAACACTTGCGCGGTTGCCATTGCGGTTCGCATTCCAGTAATACCAGATTCCAACAGGCTAGCTTGTTTGATTGGTTGATTGATTCGAAGTTGATTCATGCGTGAGCGTATTGCGCCTTCTTCCATAGAGAACTGTGTTTGTTGTTGTTGTAGCTGTCGCTGTCGTTCCTCAGACGCACTGTATGTGGCTTCTTTAGCTGTGAGTTGATCAGTAATGCGTTCCAGCGACATACCCGCAACACCCGCTTCTGTTAACGCTACAAGCCGCGCTCGTGACTTAGCTTCCATTGTTTGGAGTTGCGCTCCTTCCTTTCGTTGTGACCTCGCTATGTTCTCTTGAGATTCTCTAACACGCATTGAGGTATTAGCTCGTTGCGCTCTAACTTGTTCAGCAGCAGAGGCTTGGGCTTGAGCTTTTTCTTGGGCGCTTGCCGCAGCTTGCTGCCCAGCAAAGGATGATACAGCACTCGCTATACCCATCGAGATAGGTTCACACATATTATGTTATTTTCTAAGAGGGATTGATTTGAAAGGAAAGAAAGTCGGAAGCGACATCTTCGGAGAACTCAGCACCGCACCATTTAAGCCATCGGATGGTAGTGGTGTTATGGACGTGAACGTGGTTGACACAGGGTAATTTGTATTGGTTAACAATAAAGTGGAGCCAGACCTTACTTGCTTTGGCAAACTCGAAACCAGCAACCTGGATCATCCTATCGGTGGATAACAACCAGATGTAGTTGGTGTCATCCTTGATAAGCTCGCCGACCCCAAAGCAAGCTAAGGGAGCGTGGTCATCTTTGGCACATATAGTCCATGTGTGGAAGTCTTGCTTCAAGCCTAGTAGGAGCGCTTGTGAGGGCGAGGAACCACTGGTCAATAAGCATTCAAGCTTATCAATGTGTCGCATGTTGGCGCCTACCTCTTCACAATCAGATGTTTGTGCTGATCGAAGGTAGACATGGTTATATTCGTGTTGAACGGGTGTGGACGTTGACTTCGAATTCACAGGCTTGGAAGTTAGATGCAAATGCACTTGAGTTGACAATCTTAATAATCGAATCCTTGGCCTGTGTAAAGATCGAGAAGCGAAGTTTACCATCTTGTGCAAGAAGGGTGTCAGTTGCTGTGACGTTAATGACGTTAGGACTATAGTTAAATATACGCTTGTCTCTTGCTAGAGGTGTTACCTCAACTTGGAAGTGCGCAGCATCCGTAAAGAAGAGGGTGCCATTGCGAAGGATCATACGAGAGAGACCAGAGGATACCGGTGGATTCCCTTGTTTGAAGACAGGCTCACTGAAGGTGTATTCTAGTTTGTATTGGATGCCTGTGAAGCACGTCCGGTTGTAGGACTTGATACTTACTTCACTTCCGTTGACGTAGTTAATCGCGACACGGTTTCCTCGGAGGTCATAGACTTCAACAACATCATCAGGACTAGGTGTGAAACCAAGATCAATGACGGTGTCAGTAGGGTTAATGGGAAGAGCGGATGGGTCACCTCCTAATGGGTGCTTCTTCAGCATGTCGAGGTGAACTGTAAAGCCGCCCACGGTGTCATCCTCAATCCGAAGCTCCTCACACTTAAGCTCAGTTAACAGAGTGTCACCATCCTTGTCACCAATAACAAACAAGGAGCTATTGATAAACTCTAGGCTGATAACATTGAACGACATCTTGAACTTACTCCATGAGCTAACAACCTTTTCCCGTCCATTAAAGAAATACTTGTAGACGTAGATGGTGTCGCCTCCTGAGCTAAGAGCAATGAGATCTGTTGAGGAGGAACCAGATGTTACCAGGATGTTACCGTTGTTGATGTATCCGGGAACCTGTGTGGTGATGTCAGCCGAGTCATAAACATCCGTGGTGGCATTGAGAGAATACTCTTGCATCCCAAGGAAGTTACCGCGCTTGAAAGGGAAATAGACATAAGAACCAATAGTAAGGGGATCTTCAGATGTGTTAACATCATAGTTGGTTACCGCCTCCAGAGTGATGGTTTCATTCGTGAGTGGATCCCCCTTAAGCACAAACTGTCCTCGGTCAGCAAACAACAATAGGTTCTCTTGGAACGCTACGCTGCTTCGAAGGTTGGTTACGTTAGCGGTTGCTGAAGTAACATCAATCGGTGCGGTATCCAACAGAGTCCTTACGGTCGTCCTAAAGAAGTTAAAGAGTTCCCCGGCTTCCGAAAGCACCACAGAGTCCTCGTAGATGAATCCTAGGCGGTTCTTAAAGAAGACAAAGTTGTTAAGCTTCTTGCCGACAAAGGAGGGGAACGGGTTGGTTTCGTCGTCACCCGATTTACGGTTGGCCCATCCGGTTGTGTTAATTGTAAAGGTGTTCAGTCCTGTGTTAACAAGTTGTAGGGGAAGTGTGTCGGGGTTGAGAGCAACATCTATGTCTGGGCCTACGTCTTCTACCCAGCCTCCTTCACCAAAGGATTGACCATCGTTCGTCTCAAAGCGGAGATAGTAGTCGTCCTCATTAACATCAGCAGAGCCTCGGACAGCCACACGGAAGCCATCAGGACCACGCACAGGTAGATCGGAAAGAGAATCAACTTCCTTGTGGATGAGCCCTAAGCCGGAACCAGCAAGACCATCAAATGCTTCAAGGAAGAAGTCTTTTCCGTCATTGCGGTTGATAAGGATTGAGCCGTCTTTGTCCTTTGAAGTGTAAGCGGCCGCTACATCAGCGTCAACTTGTGAACCAGAAGGACCAACGGCTTCGACATAGGTGGCTAGACTCGTTGTTGTATTTGTAAGCGCCAAAGTAAGTCCAGTAGCGATTCGGGTCGTGTCCGCCGCTTCATGTGAACTAGTTTGTGCTTTTTTGGATGTAACGTGTACTTCATCAAATGCTGGAGACGCTGGGACTGTGGTGTCAAAGGTTTGTGGTCCTGTGTATGTTAAAGTGCGCCCGTGGTGGATAAGCTGTATAGCTGTTACCGATTCAGTTGCGTCTACGGTTATGTTAAACTCAGGACGAACGTCCCAATCAACACCTGTAGGAAACTCTAAGGTCGGCTCGTCATCCGGATCGTAATCGGCACCACCATTGTTTATTGATAGTGATTCAATCTCGTAGTAATAGGAGTTAGCTTGGAAACCAACCAGATACTCTTTCCAGACTACATTGAAAACCGCACCACCACCGGTAACGGTTCCTTTGTTACGGAACTTAAGACCATACTTCTTACCGAAGTCGCCTTGTTTAACAAACACTAAGGCACGGGACGAATCAAGTGACTCGGACTTCTCGGTTGACTTACCAACAGTAACATCAGTGTTCAGAAGGAACGTGCTGTCCCCGATGGTAAGGGCTTTAATCTGTTCGTGAGCCTTGTTAGCTGTCGCTATTTTAAGGTAGTCACTGCTGACGGTGTGTCCTCCATAGGCACCTTCAATAGACGCCTCATCGCCTGTCGCTAGGTTGAACGCACGTATAACACCTGTGCCGTTACCCGTGGTCCTATGCTCCATAGTAACAACATACCTTTCAGTCTCGCTCCTGTTGATGAAGTGAACGAAGTCACCCTCTAGCGCAACAGCACCTATGTTATCTATAAGCCGAGCCGGGGGACGCTTAGTGAGTCCTTTGGTGATGGTTGACAGACCGTTTAGCTGCTCCTCACATTGACCAGCTAACCGCACTTGAGGTGACTGTTGGCTGACCCCTTGGATGAGGTTGGGGACGGTAGTTGTTATGTTAGCCATTGGTAATGTTAAGCAAGGTCAATGCGGCGGTTAATGCCGATACGTGTGGCAGTGTCGTAGTTGTCGAAAATTGTTCGGTCTGAGTTGTTGCCTTCAGCCTCTTCCATAGCTGCTTTAGCGCGTATCTCATCCCGATAAATAAGTGCCTCAATCTCACGGGAACCAACAAGTCGGTTGGCAAACATCCGTGAGGCTTTTAAGGCGATGAACCGTCGAGCTTGTTCGGGTAGCTCTTCGTATTCAAGAAGGAAAGTAATGTTAACCTTAAGCTCGTCTACAGTGAATAGGTCAGTGTAGTTCTTGCGGTCAAACAATGTGGTGCCTCGTTGGACTACATCATAGGTGTTATCAACTGTGTCCACTTGAAGGACGTTGTCAGGTAACACAAACTTGTTAGAAGCGTTGACTTCTAAGGTGTAGTCTCGGGCTGTATTAAAATGCCATCCATCCTGTTGAACCTCGCGTGACACTTCGTCAATAACACCTTTCGCTAGTGCAGCCGAAGGAGGAAGAGCAGTAGTGTTAGCAATAGAGTTAACGGGTGCTTCAGTAACGTAACCGAGCATCGTGTTAACAGCATCAAGTTTGGTAGTAAGGGTAGCCATAGTAATAAGAAAAAGAAAAGGCCGCACCCCCATCTAAAGTGACAGGAGTGCGACCATGGGGTTATTGGGGTGTATTAGGCG